TTTAGATTCTGGCGTTTAGACGCACATACCTCACGTGGTCTGGACTCTGATCGGCTATACCTGGGTAAACTAGGTGTAGTGTACGATCAAGCCGGAAAGGCAAGAATTGTGGCTTCAACTAACTGGTGGATACAATCGGCGTTTCATGGTCTGCACGATTCACTATTTAAAGCTTTACAAGCCATCCCATATGATGGTACGTTTGACCAAATTGCCGCTCTGGATAAGGTTATTGCTAAAAAAGCAAATAATCATAAACTGAGTGGGTTTGATCTTTCGGCTGCTACAGATCGGTTACCTATTAACCTTCAGGTGGATATATTAAATTCACTTGGGGTTGACGGGCAAACATGGAAGGAGTTGTTAGATATCGAATGGAGTGTTAACTCCCTAGATACTGACTACTCAACCGTGCGATATGCAGTAGGCCAACCTATGGGGGCTTACTCTTCATGGGCTATGTTAGCATTGACTCACCATGTGGTGGTTCATGCTTCATATGCACTTGCAGGAGTTGACTTTAAAGACGCGAATTACGCTGTATTAGGAGACGACATGGTTGTTAATCACGACGAGGTAGGTCTTGCGTATGTTAGAATAATGAATTCACTTGGGCTAACCATCAAAGATGGTAAATCGGTTATTTCTCACAGATTCACTGAATTTGCGAAAAATCTCCGTGGTCCAGGTCTAAACATTACTCCCGTTGGGGCAGGTGCTATTTTAGCTGCCTGTCGATCGGGTTATATGTTTCCAGCGCTGATTAAATCAGCGATGTATACCGCTATAACTTGCACACAAGATTTGCTAGATCTAGTTAAACGAGTCCCTCAAGGTCTAATCTCACGATCAGATCTTGCGAGAATCATCAATCTAGTTTTATGGCAATTCTTTGGGCCCAAAGGTGTTAGTCAGGTTTCTCCAGTCCAATTCGGCAGCATGCTGCTCGAGTGGATTTCTGGACTGCCTAAAACCTCTGCTATGCTTGTTGAGCACATCTACGATAGTATCGGAAATGTGAGCTTCAAGAAAGCATACCGGCCCGTTAAAGAATCTTCTCATTTACCAATGGCTAAGCTATTGCTAGCATTTGCCACTGTTAATGTAATGAAAGTACCATTTCTAAGGGTTCTAGAAAC